GACATCATTTGTTTCTAAACCTCTTACAGTTGGCAATGCTTGATCAATTTTATCAGCAGCTTTTAATGCTGTAAAAATTTCCTCACGCTCTACTGTAAGTGCTTCAGATTTTGTCTCAACTTCCTCAGTTTCTTCTTGCTTTTCCTCTAATGCCTCTTTTAATGGCGGTAAATTAAATTCTTCTTCAAGTTTTTTAGTCATAGATAACTACCTAGTTAATTATTTATTGCCAATAAAATATTATCGACGCTTGCGTGGCTTACGTGTAGTTGGATTTGTAAAAATTTCATTCTCTGTTAATACACGAAACACCATTCCTTTTTTACTACACCATTCGACAGCCGCAGTCCACTTTGCTTTGTTTATTTGTGCTTGTGCTTTTTCACCTACATGTGTAGCACGTTCTTCTGTTGTTTGATTATAAGGTTTTATTTCGATAACTTCAGTATGATTTTTACCACGTTTATCAGCATATTGTATAATAAAATCAGGTACGTATTGCGTACTACGCCCTGTCATTGGATGAATGTATGGAATTTTAATTGCTTCGCTTGCCCAACCAGTTATATTAGGATGTGCATCGCACATTCGCATAAATGCTAATTCCCAACCTGATCTAAAGCGAGGTTGCTTCGTTCCTAAATATTTGTTTACATTCTTTGGCGTAAATACGCCTTGCGAAAATTTAGCCATTATGCAATAATATTACGATTAATTAATTCTGTTTTAGCAGGTGTAACTGCAGGAATAGCAAAACCCATTTGACTAGTTGTTGGTCGGATTTGGTTAACCATTCCTATACCAAGTGATGTTATTAAAACTTTACCGGGTTGTGTCTGCGAAAAATTAATTAACTGATCAACATCTAGTTCTAATCCTTTTGCGGCTTCGAGCACCAATATTGCCAATGTCTCTTTAACTTCTTTACTAGCAATAACACCTTCAGTATCAAATATCCCTAGCAAAATATCTAATTTACTAGGACTTAATTCCAATTGTGGTAAATTTACATCAGCAACATAAGCACTATCAGGCTCAGGCCGACTTGGTTTACCAAATGTCTTAACTAAAACAGATGCTTCAGTCTGGATTGGCACCATTATATTTTCATCAGTAGTCATAATAATATTTATTCTTATAAATTATCGATCAGGAGGTGGATCGTCGGGCGCACCAGAAGCCGGTTTATTAGTTTGTGGAAGGCCTAGTTGTTGAGCTATATATGCAACTGTTGCATTCTTGTCAAATGAGTCTCCTGATGGCCATATATCTTCATCTGCAGGATAATCATTAGAATTTATCCATGGTTTTGCTATTGCTGGCCGATTATTAACGCCAGCGGCAGGATTGCTTGCATTACCCAATGCTTTTATTTTATCAACTCCTGTTGGATCTTTAAAATCCTTAGCTGAGAAATTAAATTCCCCAGCATTTATAATAGCAAGTGCCCTTGCCTGCTCTTCCCTTGTTTTTTTCTCAAAAAAAGTTTCTATCGCTGGGAAATCATCAAAGGGGTCTTTGTGTGCCTCATTAGATGACGCTAATTCCTTATATGCTTCTAGAATATTAGGCCCTGGAAATCTATTCCCTAAAGTACTTTTTGGTTTATAACCACCTAAACCCGGGCCATATGTTTCATAAAATTTAATATCAGAACTCTCTAGCGGACCAGTTGCCATAGACTGAGCGTCTGTTAATGCTTCTGGTTCGAAGTAACCACCGGCGGACCACGTACGTGGTCCGCCGGTGGTTAAACCACCGGCGGCGCTGCCGGGGTTGCCAAAATGGCGGTCTACAACCTCAGGTGTATTAGGTAACGTTGCATAAGTTGGATTATCCCAATGAAATATATTACTAGGATTACCAATTACACCCAGTAAAGCAGGTTCTTCTTTAATTGTATTTTTTCCATAATAAACAACATTCTCATAACCCCAAGTTACAGTATTCTGCGCCAATTCTGCGGACATCTCTTGTGAAAATTGATCATGTTGCATTGATTGTAAATACGGATTTATAAGATCTATTCGATGACACGAGTTATTTGAAACCATATATAACGACATATATGAAAATAAATTCATAGTCTGAAATTTGTTACCAATATAATAACCATATTTTTCGTATCCTGGTGCGCGGCCAGAATTACCTTGTACTGTATCAGTAACAATATTACTGTCACTAATTGTATATTCGGCTTCGCTAACGCGCATACCATTATAAAAATAAAAATTATATACTTGCCTCCAAAAATTATTTACTTCATTAGATCTATCGTCCCAAAATGTAATAGTAATTGGATTATAATTTATTTTAGTAGGAAGAATACGCGGTTTATTATACTGATTCATCGTTTCAGTTTCAATATCAAATTTTGGAGCATCAATAGCCCTAACTCGATGAGTTATTCCTGGTAACGCTTCTGCCCAATTCTTTTGAGCTAATTCTGAATACATAAAAGAAACAAAATACTGATTCTTAAACCGAGGGTGAGAGTCAAATCTGTCGCTCGTAATACCATGAACACGGGGCGCCTCAGACGCCCCGTAGAACACATTGCCATTAAGGCCAATGTTGTGACCTTTTTGATACCTTGCCATAAAATTACACTAATCGGTCTGGTTTGTTACGTCTACAGGCATTAAGTTAGCACCGATACCTGTAAAGTGTAATGCATTATCATATCGTACTGATATTGTAACCTGTATAGGATCACTTGCGGCATAATCACCTTGATCATAATCAACGTTCTGTATAAAGCAACCTTCAAGTTTCCATTTATCTAGTTCCTCGGTGGAATCGCCATGATTACCTGTCAGAGTAGCAATACTCATCTCAAACTTATAATCAATTCCACTTAAAGCAGAAACTTGATTATGATGATCTACTTGTCGCTGAATTTGACGTCCGACAAGTCCAGAAATATTATTCTGTACATCATCTCGAAATGTTAGATTAACCATTTGCCATTCGTGTTTACCCGTTAAATAAATGCGCGAGTTATATGAATGTACTTGTACTTCTTCATAGGTAATTTTAGGTCGATCAGCGGTGATTACATTACGTGTATATTCACGAGATATAGAACCTTCCATCAGAAATGTGACCCGATACTTATACTTTAACTTAGGTTGTAAAATGCCTCGAGTTTCTTCTGCTGGAACATCAATACCAAATTTAGTCATAAGCTTTCTCCATTCTTTATAATATTTATCTAATCCAACCCAAGAATGAGTGGGGGCTTAAACCCCCATTCACTCGGGTTTTAATGAAAAATCCTTATTATGTAGTTCCTGCAATAGTTAAGGATTCTCCTGTATTTCTCACACGAATTGGAATATAGATAAATTCAACTGCCTTAACAGGCTGAATTGCTACATCTACCCAAAGTTCATTTCGATCAATACGAGTTGGTGTGTTATTACTTGAATCACACACAACTAAGAAATCATATAATGCCCGTTTAGTAACCATATCACCTAAGAATTGATTAAAAACAGAAGTCACTTGATTTCGTGTAAATTCATCATTTGGTTCAAACAAAAACGGCTGTGACATATCGTCAAATCGTCTACGTAAGAATGCAACCAAACGAGAAACATTAACGCGGTCTAATGCGCTTGTTATAGTATGCAATGTCTTTTGACCCCAAACAACCAAACCTCTGTTAGACATGTGTGCAATTGGGTTAACTTTATTTACATAAAGTACATCGCGCTGTCCTTGGTTCAATACTACTGGATTATATTCGCCTTCACTATTAATATAACCAACACTTGTAGCATTGTTTACTAGTCCACGATTATAACCAGCTGGTGCAAACCATTCATATGCTATCTGGTCATTGTAACCCATTGTACGTAGTACAATATGCGATGACGGTTGTACAACATTATCACCTGTTACGTTAGTTGTTAAACAACCGCCCGGATACCATACACCGAGATCAAAACCCGAAGATGTAAGACCATCTTCACCATTTTCAGCTGCAACAGCATAGTTGCTTGCCCAATTTTTAGTTGATGTAGCATCATCTGCTAATCTAAACGGTGTATCACCAATAACAAATGCTGTTTCCTTGCGATCAACATTTAATGTCTTCATCTCATCAAGTAATTCTGTGAAGCCGGGCGCACAAATCAAGTTAAAGAAACGAGTTTCTGCTCGAACTTCTTCATTAGCTGCCAACGCGGCTGCCATTGAAGTAGTGATAACTTTCTTTTGTGCAAACCGACCCATATATGGTGAACCATCTGTCTTAAGACCTGATTCATTATACCATTTGGCGGCTGTTGAATTATATTTCTTAACATCATAACCTGATGCCATAAAGTTCCATCCTAATATACCTACTGGATATGTTGCCGGATTTGGACTTATTGTTGTAACAGTTTCCAATGCACTAGATGATGTAGCACGGAAATTACCAAAAACAACACCATTAGTAGTTGTTTGATCTGTATTATCAATTGCATCCCATGCTGATGTTGTACCATTATATTTATACATTGAAGGGAACTTATCAACTGCTACTGTATCTACCCATATATCGCCCGAAGACGGTGTTGTTGGCTTTGATGAAGCTGCTGTTACTGTACCACCAAAGTCTTTCCATGCTGTAGTACCTGAGTTATCGTATGTTACTAATAAATCAACCGTTGTTACACGACTGTCATACCATAATGTACCATTTGCTGGTATTCCTGATGGTGCTACTGTATTTGGTTCATAACTTAATGCTACCCAGTTACTTGATGTATCTGCTGTTAGACCTAAATCTGTAAGCATCGTACCTGTACCTGCGGCAAGTGTAATATCCTTACCTGCTGTATTTGTAATAACAATCTTATTACTTGA